ATACACCATCATATAATTCATTGTCATCACTACCACCACTATTAATTGATATTTGAATGTCATCTTCCAAAGTACTTGGGTACTGAGCACTATTTATTTTGTTGGCAGTGATTGTATCGGCAGTAAGTTCTCCCTCAACTGAGAAACTATCTCCGATAACCTCAGAACCTTGTATTTGAGCACCGACTATATTACCTTCACTATCAACACTAAATGTATTACTTTGATTTCTAAAAGTACTCCCTACTATAGTTGCTCCAGTAATAGTTTTACCATCAATAGCTCCATCAACTATCATATCTCCATTTACTTTTACTTGCTTAGTTATAATCGCTAACATCTCATCTGTTAGGGTCATTGAACTTGCACTATTACCTCTAACCATCCAGGAAAATCTATCAGCCAATTGTTCATATTTTGTTTCATTGGCTTTTATTACTGAACTCTTGGTAATAGTCGCAACTGGGATAGTTTTATTAACAGTAGATTTTCCTTCTATATTAATAGTGACGTGTATTTCTCCTGCATTGCCAGTCGCAGTAAGGAGAGTGATAGTTTTATAATCACTCTCTAGTTTTGCAGTGCAGTTAGTGGTATCTGTTATAGTTACTTTGTACTGACCTTTGGTTGGAGTCGTATTAACTGCGACTAATGGAGTAGTTCCATTATATATATCAATTTTAGTATTTTTACTAGTTTGTTCTACCATATCTTTATTAACTGTTGTAGTAAACGTATTACTATAAATCTCACTCATTATTAACCACCTCCTAGCTTGTTTTAGTTAAATTACAATATGATAAATATTTTCGTGGGTCATAACATCCATATCTTATTTTAGTAGTTTCAGCAACAAAAGTATATTTAGTATTATAATCACCTGTAGTAGTAAATAACTCTTTAACAAAGTTATCATTATCATCATAAGCATAACACCATACCCATGTAGCATCCATTTGTAATGAATAGTGTGCACCTTTCTCAACTGTTACTGGATTGACTGTTGCCCAGTCATCTGTACTATTAACTATCTTATGTGTACTATTATCCACTTTTTTACCAAAGGTCATATTTCCTATAGTACCTGGTTCAGGTTCAGGTGTAGAAATTGCTTCAGTATCTACAAGAACAGAGACATCTCCTGTAACATTAGCTATATTAATATTGTTGCCATTAACTACTGAATTACTTACATCAGTATCACCCATCATGCATGCTATGGTATTTACTCTATAGCCATTTTTAGGAGAAATAGTTGTGGAATAACTAGAACCCTTTTTAATTGAAGTAATTGAGTTGGAACTAGTAGAATCATGTAAGTGATAACTGATTGTATAATAAGTATCTGTAGTTCCTCCACCGGAATCCTTAGCTCTTAATACTCCATTAGATACAGTTAATGTAATTTGTTTTGATACACCTGAATGTGAAGTACCTGTAATTATTACTTCACCATTAGCTCCTGCATAACTACTACATAATCCACTGTGGCAAGTTACTAAACTTGTATTATTAGATTGCCATGTAATTGATTTATTAATACAGTTATCATTAAATTTTGGTCTAACAACACAATTATGTGAACTGTCGTTAAAATCTGTAGCCTCTAACTCAAAATCAGATGAATTTTCAACTAGATTATCTGTACTTAATGGGTAATATTTAACCCAGTCAACATATTGTGTTATTTCTGTTGTGTTACTGTCAGGTGTGCCACCACTAGCACCAATTGCTTGGTTAAGTAGAATAAAGTGTGGTATATGGAATGCTCTATTATCAGTAGCACTTGTTCTACTTAATTCATTTCCATCAATAGAGAAAACTAAGCTACCATCTGTATTCCATTCCATTGCAAACTCATGCCAATCACCAGTAGGATAATTATTATACCATACACGGCCGCTTTCTTCTTTTTCATTGAAGAATGTACCACAAGTTAGTTTGCCATTATAAAATTCCATTACATCAAATTCACCACAATATGCCCACCATTCACCTAATGTATCAGGGCTACCATTTTCTTTATATCCAAATTCAAAACTGTCACCTAAAGTCCAAAATGCGCCAAAAGAACCATTCCAATTACATGCTCTAACTCTAGCAACTATCTTACCATACATGAAAGCAAAATGACCTTTAGAGATAATTGATGCAGATGTCCAAGAACCATCGCTCGCTTTTTTACCTCTTAGTGCTAATATGCCATCATTGATTTCAGCATTAGTATTTGTATATCTTTGAGTTTCATTATTTCTAACATAACCTAATTCATATCCCCATTTATTTGAGTCTACACTACTACCTGAGAAGTCATCTATTACATAAGCGCCAGTAGAATCTAATAATGAGCTTGAACTTGAGCCATTTTCTTTTAATGTACCTGTGATGGCAGTACTTGAATCACCAGTAGCACATATTAATATTTTAGTTATATTGGCTGGTACAGTAAATGTGTATGATAAAGCTTTATTTGACCAGTCATCTGTGTTTCCTTCAACAAATGATACATAAGAATTTGATGAATTATAATAACAAACACATACATAATTAGCTTTATTAAGATTAATAGTATAAGACTTACCAGCAGTTACACTTATATAATTTAATGTGCTATAATATGTTCCATCTGTGGTATCTGTAATTACACCATCATTAAGTCTTTTATATTGAGTAAAAGTTAATCCGTCTTTAGTTGCTAAAGTGACTGTAAATACATTACTTGTCTTAGTAGTACCTTTTGCAGTTGTAACTCTTATAGCCATTTTATAAGTTCCAGCACTAGCTTTATTATCATGCTTAAATTTATAAGTTGTTCCATTAGCAGTTACATCACTTGTCTTGTCGTAGAATGTATTTCCGCCATCCCATGAAACTTCATGTTTTGCTACTGCTATATTTGTACTGTATTCAATATAAAATTCAGTTTTTTCAGTTTGTGTTATGTTTTCAATATTACTTATAGTTAATGTTTCAGGTTTTTCTTGTGTTGTAACAGTAATAGTAATGTCACCAGTAACATTTGGTATATTAATATTACTTCCTTTAATAGCTGTATTACTAATATCAGTTCCACCCATTACAACTTTAATGCTTTTTACATCATAGCCTTCATTAGCTGCAACAATAGTGGTATAACTAGACCCTTTTTTAATGGATTTAGTTGTGTTGCTGCTTGTTGCTTGGTTTAAACTATATGTTATAGTATAATATGTGTCAGTAGTGCCACCACCACTCTCAGTATATACACATTTTAACTTACAATTACTATAAGTTCCATTATCCCAGTTACTAATATTGAAAACGGCACTAGACTTAGTAAAGGAAGTGGCACTTATATAAGTACTACCTCCATCTTTACTAAGTAGAATGTCGGAGATATTAGTAACATCGGTTGTAAAATTCACGGTCAAAGTATCTCCAGATGTACTGGGATTACTTGATACAGTTATTGTTGCCATATAAACACCTCCATTAATCGCAAGTAGTTACTATACACTCTTTACTAAGTATTATAGTATATCCATCTTTGTTTTGAATTGATTCCTTAACTTCATCCAATCCTTCTTTTGTTGCATAAGTATCACTTACTGTCATCTTGAACCCATCTAATGATTGTTCCAATTTTGTTTGTTTACTAGTTACTACTTTTACTTGTTCTGCCACTTGTTCTAATGTTGGAGTTGTATAAGTAGTTGATGTAGGATTTTGCCATACTAATTTATATCTTAACCATAAGTATTTATTTTCTGTTACAGCAGGCATACTCTCAACCCAACTACCACCAGTTTGTGTTGTGTTACTAGTAGATAGATACCATTGTGGAGTTGAGTTTGTTAATGATTGTCCTTTATCACCTTGTTTACCATTATCACCTTTAAATTTACTCCATGTGTAGTCAGTTTTATTTGTACTCTCAGTAGATGTTGTTTTATTAATAGCAATACCTATATATTTTGTTGTATCTTTTGGAGTATCATATAAACCTGTTCCGTCTGCATTATCACTATATTTTATCCAAGTATAATAAGTTTTACCATCTTTACCTTGTTCACCTTGAACACCTTGGTCACCTTTATCCCCTTTGATTAAACTCCATGTATAATCAGTAGGAGTATTGCTCTCAGTAGATGTTGTTTTGTTATAAGCAAAACCTATATAAAGTTTTCCTGTTGGGTCGTTACTAATACCAGTACCTTTATTATCATTAGCATATTTAATCCATGTATAGTATGTTTTACCGTCAGTTCCAGGTGTTCCCGGTACTCCTTGTAAACCTTGTTCACCTTTATCACCCTTATCACCTTTTGCTCCTTGCTCACCTTTTATCTTACTCCATGTGTACGCAGTAACAGACTCACTATCTTTATTGTTTGTATCAGTATAAACTCCTATATAAGCTCCAGGAGTTTCACCTTTGTTTGATGTAAAAGTTTTACCTCCATCATCACTATATTTTATGTGTAGATAATAAGTTTTACCGTCTGTACCATTAGTTCCAGGTATACCTTGTTCACCTTGTTGACCTTCAAATCTACTCCATGTATAAGCTTTATAATCAGTGCTATCATTTGCATTATAATCAACATATGTACCTATATAAGTACTTGGAGTTTCACTCATTGGATTACCATTCGCATTAGCACTATATTTTATATGAAAATATGTTGTCTTACCGTCTTTACCTGGTGTTCCTGGTGTACCATCTTTACCAGGTGTACCATCTTTTCCTGGTGTTCCAGGGATACCTTGCTCACCTTGTTCACCTTGTAAACCTTGTAGTCCTTGTGGACCCTGTTCACCTTGTGGACCCTGTTCACCTTGTGGGCCTTGTGGTCCTTGAATACCTTGTGAGCCTTGTTCACCTTTATCTCCTTTATCTCCCTTAGCACCTTGAATACATACTGGTGTTGAGTATGTTACACTACCATCACCTTGAGTGTATTTTATTCTTTGCCATATATATTTTCCACTTTCCCATTCAGGAGTAGTTTCTATCCAACTACCTCCAGTTTGAGTAGTATTACTTGTAGATACATAGTACTGAGATACAGTCTTTGTCAATGTTCCGTTAAAACTAGTTTCTAATTTTCCTATTGCAGTTGTATGTTTATTTACAGTATCTACAGTGCTATTATATTCATCTTTTAGTTGAGTAACAGTTCCGTCTGTCTTAGTGATAGTTGTATTACTGATTAATTGACTAATTTGTCCTTGTGCTATACCTATATTAGTTGTATTGGTAGATACCTGCTCAATAACACTACTTAAATCTCCACCGATAGTAACATCTTTTATAGTTTCAACTGTCTTCTTAAGTTGGTTAAATGATACATCTAAAGTTTGGTCAGTATCACTAAATTTTATTTGACTTGCTTTTATAGTATTAGTGTTATTATTGATATTACTGATAACACTACTAATATCTAATTTACTACCACTTATATTGGCATTGTCTGCCACTTTACTATCAACTATTAATCCATCTTTTATCGCATCACTTGATTGAATACCATTCTGATTAATAAGTTGACCTTTACCAGTTTCATCATATAATACAAAAGTAAAATTACCTTTAGCATCTTTTCCTAGTTGAATACGTACATTACCTTTGCTATCTTTAAATTGTTGAAGATTACCTTGTAATAACATAGAGCCATCATCACTCTGAATATTTACATTGTTAGTATTAATTGTACCAGTATTGATTTTATTCGCACTTACAGTATCTATCATGGCATCTTTTATAAGTGCGTCTGCTATAGTAACTTTACTAGCAGTAAGGTTTAATGATTGTATATTATCCATAGTAAGATGACCACCCACTAAGGTTTGTATTTCTGCCACTGTAGCTTTTAAATTTGTTATAGTGGCGTTAATGGCATCTAAATCACCGACTTTTAAGTTATCAATTTTAGCATTTATAGCTGTAAAGTTATTTGTTGTAAGGTCTTTGAACTCACCATAATCTGCTTTTATCTTTTGTGCCTCTAACTCAACTACTTTTAATTTTGGTACGCTTTCTCCGTCTAATAATAGATTACCTTCATCATCTATATATAGCCATGGAGCCTTTCCATCTTTTGTAAGTGTTTCTAATAGTTCTTGTAAGTTTTGAGGAATTTTCGTATCAGGGTCAGTTTCTAATACTTTAGTATCAGGGTCACCACATAAATCAGTTATTGTTTGTTTAGCAGTTTCCATATTGTTAGTGGCGTCTTGTAGTTCTGCACTCATCTCCTCTGTCATTTCTTCTGTACTTAATGCCTGCATTAATACAGAGACAATTCTATCCATGGCCTCGTTATAATCTTCTCCAGCCTGTTGAATATCTCCTATCTTAGCGTCCTCACATTCTTCATCTTCGATACCCTCAACTTGTACATCAATTCTATCTTGGTCATCTTCTACAGTGTCAGGTACTTCATAATACGTATCATCTTCTGTAGTATCGTCAGAAGCAGCTACAGTAGCTACTTCTGATTCCTCTGCAAATTCTTCCATATCATCATCTAATGTTGGCCATATAATCATCTCACCGTCATCATCATATATCGGTCTATCAACGTGTTCTCGTCCATCATCCATCATGTAAATCCCTCCTATCCAATCATAAATCTACCAACAAATAATATATTTTTACTTGATAAACTTTTTACTTTTACTTTTCTGAATACTCCGTTTGTCAATCCATTTGTACATTCAAGTGCCACATAATCACCATCTTTGTCTTTTTCAACTACTATAGCTGTATGTGATATCGCCATGAATTCACCATTATTTTTACTGTCAGCGTCCATAAATATAATATCTCCAATTGCTAAATTCTTAAATGTTTCTAAGTCTGCCACATCTACTACCCAGTTTTTCTGTACAAAATATTTTCCTATATTAGCTTCATTTCTAGTACTTGGTATCGCCCAGCTCACACTATTATTTCTATTATTATCCGCTTTTTTCTCATTTCCATATGGTGATTTTTCATAAGTCCAGCCAGTTAATACATAATTAAGAAAACAACTATCATCTATTTGATATTTTCCATTTACTTTCCACTTACTGATATTCTCAGCTGGATTCTTGAAGTCACAAGGAGTTGTACTATTATAACTGAACTTACTATTATTTTTATAATAACTATCAGCTATTTTAACTAGGTCTGAGGAATATTTAAAAAGAGGCTGTGCATAATTGCTACCTTTTTTCTTAGCTCCAACACTTCCAAGGTATGCTTTATCACTAATTGTAGTATCAGGATTATAGTATACGGATACAATGTAAGTAGTATTTACTTTTGGTATTAATACACCATTCTTACAGTCAACACCTTCCAGATATACCGTGTCAGGTTGTATTAGCTTGAATCCTTTTGCAGTAGTGAATACAATACGTGCATAGTAACTATCATTGTAATTTGTTGATGAAGTTGCCGGCACTCTAAATTGTAATTTTGTTAGTGGTTTATTATAAGAGTATACACGTTGACTGTCTAACATTTTATTACTTGTAACACTGTCGCTCTCCCATTCTGCTCCCTCACCAAAGTATAATATCTTTTTCTTATACTCTTTATAATAAGTCTGAGTAGATGTTTTATCCTTCATTCTATACCCGTCGGTAGTTAAGCTGCTAAGCCAGTAATATTTATCAGTGGTATCACACATATCCTTTGGTTTTCTTAAGAATATTACGTATTTTGTTTTATTGCAGTAATCCAACATCATATTATTAAGTGAGTCTATTGCTTCATTCATTTGTTTGTAGTTGCCTGATTGAGAACTTCTTAAACGAGCTTCCTCACATACAAATATAGGCTTTTTAGGGTATTTCTTTAGTAAGGCTTTTATAAGAGATTTATAATCTTCCACAACGTTATCCACATTATCCCCTAGTGCAGGAACTCCAAATGCTAGCATTACATGACTGACAGTCTTAGGATATGGAGTTTTGTCAGTAACTCCATTGACAGTGATATTAGTAATAAGTTTTCCACCTTCTACAAAGTCTTTAGGAGCTGCACTGTTAAGTCCTTTATAAGTAACTTCATATGTTGTTCCGTCATCATCATCTACTATGTCTTTTGGAGGAGTTGGTTTTGTAGCTGATTGGTTTTTTACTTTCGCCTCTTTGTCTGCTCTCGCTAAATCCCAAGGTCTAAGTATTATTCCATGTGTATACCAGTGTGTCATACTACCTCTTGAACTATATGTTATACTCATGTCTTCATATCTTATAGCTCTAGGCCATTTATAAGGTGCACTAGCATGAGCTATCATACGTTTACCATTTACTTTTCCGCAATATACTACTACGTGATGTGTGCCACCACTAGCATATTTAGAGGAACCTCCAGACTTTGATGCCCAACTAACGGTTACACTTGATGGGACAGTGGCATTACTCAACATTATTAAATCCCCAGGTAGTAATTCATTAATTGTTGTACTTGTTAGTTTCTTTAATGTATAGCCACTGTATTTACAAGCACTTTTAACTAAAGTCCCATATGAACAGTTGGCTCCACCATATTTGGCAGTTACACTTCTAAGACCTGCATATAAGTAAGCACATGAACTAAGAGAAGAACACACATAACAGTATGGATTTTTAATACCATTTATAGTACCTTTAACTCTAAATCTTTTACTATCATCATATATACAAGCTCCTGCATAGTAAGTAGCTTTTTTATATTTTTGGTGTAAATCACAAATCTCTCTAGCCTTATTGACTATCTTTTTTCTAACGTTTTCAGCGACACCCTTTTTAGTTGTAGTGTTGCCATCTATTTTCCATGTAGGGGCACTCTTAACACTTGCTGCTCTAGTCATTGCGGATTCAGTTGATACAGCAGTAGCTTCTGCGCTCTTATTTGATGTACCTGGTTTTATTGCTCCATAGCCTCTTTTTCTACCTTTTTCGTCAATACAATATGGTAATTGTCCGTCTACTACCTTATACCATCTTAAATAGTATTCTATATTTTTTGCTGTACCCGCGTGTTTTGTAGATACATACCAACTTCTACCGTTAGCCCATGCGGCAGTACCTTTTTCCAATTCTTTGAAATATAAAGATTGTACTTTAGAACTTTGTACTGTATATCCATATCTATTAACCCATGATAAACCATTTTTCATTGCAACATATCTACATATTAATAAATCGCATCCATATAAACCAAAGTTATATCCAACCAATGCGGCGAATATGTTCCATTTAAAACGTTTTAAGGATTTTCTAAGTTCATTACAACCAAACATTACTTGATTAGCTACACCCTTATCCACTTTTACCCCGTTAATAGTACGTGTACCACAACTTTTAGGTTTCATAGTACTATAGCTTGGGGTAAAGTAGTCTTTACTACCATCCTTAAATTCTATAGTTTGTTTTTTTCCAAAATATGCGTCCCTTTCACATTGCATAAGTCCATATCCTCCACCACTATACTTAGTAGCGTCATATGGATTGCCACTGGATTCTGCATATATTATTGCATAAACTAGTTGTGGGTCAAGTCCAAATTTTTTACTATAATGTTCTACCATAACATATATTTTCCAATGGTTGGATTTACTTCTCAAATTTTTTAAATCACTATATTTATCACTCCATTTACCTAAGTCGAATTTAGCATAATAATCTACTGCCGCCTTGTATTGTTTTGCAGTTTTACTACTATCTTCTTTTTTATTGGGTTCAGGTTGTGTAGTAGGTGTTTTACCTTTTATTTCTCCGCATTTATATGTAATACAGTCACGTATTCTACTATCCCCTATCCATAATCCACTATCTATTTTCTTTATGTTTATAGCTCTATAATCTTCTGTGTCATCACTTATGTTGGTTGTATCATCACCAGGTTTGACTGGGTCAGGTACTACTTTATCTGTATATTGCTTAATAAGTTTGTCTATTAATTTTTTATCTACGTCTAGTTGGTTAAGGTAATTTCTAATAGCAAGTAAATCACTAGCAGTCAATTTACCGTGTTTCTTTATTATATCCACAACATCATTGACAATGTCATCTTTACTAAGAGACTTCATCTTACTACGTATTTGTTTGTAGTTACCTAAAGTTATACTGTTTTTAGTTCTGTCAGTAAAACTGATTTCAAATTTTGTAATACGTGCTTCTAACTGAACTGGAGGATTAAATTTTCTACTGACAACATAGTTAGTATCACCAATATCAATTTCCTCATAATCTCGTTCGGTCATATATACTGGTATCTCATAACTGAATTTAGTTTTATTCAGTTCTTTTAATTTCGCATACCCTTCATGAATTAATGTATATATATCTTCTGCATCACTTTTATATTTCATCAATACATATTTACCACCATTATTCAACATTGCATGTGCTTGCTCATCAAATATATAGTTTTGTCCAAGAGGTTTGTCGGTTGGGTCGCCTTGTTCTTTTTCCCATTTTACATCACTAATAGTAAGACCATTTTTACCTACTGGAATAATACCACTACAAAAATTTGTGATATCTCCAGTACGTTTCATGCCATAACTATTTCTATCACTCTCAAATCTTTTATATCTTTTAGTTCCTCTCTCACCATTAGCAAAACAATCTACAAAGAAATTAAACTTACCACGTTTTATATCTACTGGCACTGTTCTAAATTGCCACTCACATTCATATAAAATTGAAGTGGCATTTTGTATTACTGAATATACACTAGTAACCTCTGTAGCTTCTACCCTAAAGGCTTCCTCATCTAATGAAGGACTTACATAGCCAACTTTATAGTTAGTATCCATTAGTATAGTTTCCAATAATTTTGTCGCATTTCCGTCTGCCACAAATTTATCCACATAACTATTATACAATTCAATACCAATAAACTCTGCATAAACTGTAATAGTCACATCATCTATATGCTCAATACTAGTGGTTTTCTTTATTTGCATAAGTTTAAAATTATCTTGCCAATAAAATCCAATATAGTTACCTTCTAAAAATATAGGTTGGTCTTGATAACTTACTTTAAAGGAGGCAGTATAAGTCTCTGCCCCCGTTATAAGTTCACTAGTATAAGTGTCATCATACACTTTTATGTTATTGGTATTTGTGGTATTTATTAGTTTTAATAGTTTTTTCGTATTGTCAAATATATATAAGTTTTTAATCATTTAAATACCTCCTATTCACTAGTTAAATTTAAATTTTGTGGTGGTGTACTTCTATCCTCGTCTACCACACCTAACCATTTTTCTCTTATTAATACACCCAGACTTGCTGTTGTATCATCACTAACTACTTGTAATGTAGTTTCTCCCTCGTCTACAGTAAAATATGAACTACCTATGTCCACCAAATCATTTCTTAATTCATTGTTTAAATAGCAATCACCATTCTCAAAATCTAAGTCTAATTTATCACCTGACTCAAAGTATTTTATATTAGAAATTTCTTCGCTCTCAGGATTCAATTCATATACTTTTATATCACTAATACCTACTCCACAAGCATTCTCTAATTTATCTGCCATAGTTCCAATGTATATTGCTAAGTAACTTAATGGTTCTGTAGAGTACTCATTACTACGTTTGTTATTAGCCGATACAGACTGAGTAAATGTTCCATCATCATTCTTCTGTACTTGAGCACTATATACGTAGTATTTACCAGTTTTCTTCCTAGTTAATGTAAAGTAAGCATTGGCATCATTCCAGCTACCATACTGACCGCTCATGTAATGGTTAGTAACAGTTTTACCATTAGCATCAACTGTTTTGTCTGTATATTCTTTTGGTGTAGTGTTACTTGTTTTTAATATGGAATTTTTACTTACACTTACCTCAGCTTGGTTATATTCAAAATATGGGTTAATGTCACCTAAATATAATCTAAATATTTGAGTACCATTTATATCGAAGCCATATACCTCAGCTATTCCTGTCTTATGGTCTGCGTATGCAGGGTCGTCACTATAATCAACACTATTATCTACTCCCGCATAACCTTTAAGATTGTCTACATTTACATATCCATAATGGTTTTTACCATTCTTATCTTTCCAAGGTTTATATATTCTGTAGAATTTTACTGTTTGTTTACTATTATTAGAGTCTGTGTATGTATATGTATAAGTTCTTTGTATTATTCTAAGAGCAGTGCCATATGGTATAGTACACTCAACTTTACTGCCTAAATTAGGTTTCGTATATACAACACCACTAGCTCCAGTTAGTGTTTTCGTTGGAACTAATAACATATTAGCCACTGTAAAAGTTTGTACTGTACTTTTAGAATTGTCTTTTACTTTTTTCTTTAGATATTTTGCATATACATAATATGTCTTAGTTTTATATTTTATCTTTGCCCATCCATTTTGTATAGTAACCTCTGTTAATTTTGTTCCCTTTGGGATAATCCCCTTAGATGTGTAATTAGTTCCCGGTCCGGTTCTGTAATTAAGTCCATTGGCAGTTACTTCATAGTAATAAGATTTATCTCCAGTTACAACAGTTTCGTTAACCTTCTCTTGCTCACTCTTAATATTATTTGGGTCACCATTTATACCACTTGACCTACATTGCATTCTCACCATTACTTTAAAGTCATCTATGTTCTTACTTAATGCGATACGGGCACAGGCACCCTTTATTTTTTCTGAGCTATTACCTAATTCACTAAGTATAAAACTTTCACCTCCAGATGATATAGTAAAAGAACCATCTGTGCCACGCCCACTGTTAATATTTGCTCCACTCTGAATTAATGTACCTACACTTGTACATGGGTCATGTAGTATTAATGTTTGTTCACTCTTTGTGGTACTCAATTGTAGTTGTGGATAATCTCCTACTAATATTTTTTCTCCAGTTTTATTATTTTGTACCTGTGCAAAATGTGCATCTGCTCCAAAGCCTATACTTACATATGGTAGTGTGGCTAACTCACCATTGTTCTCAACTACCACAGTCTGTTGACCATCTTCGGCATTGTATGCCTGTACATTATCACTATAGCTATATGGTGTATGACATATTAATTCTATGTCAGCATACCCACTCATACTATTCTTTTTCTTTACTTTAAGTGCTCCTTTTAACATTCCATAAATGGTGATATTCTCACAAAACTTTATTGGTACTTCTTGTTTTGTATTAAGAATATCATGTAAACATTGAACACGAGTCTTATAGTCTTCCTCAGTATCACCTATTATCACAAGTGAGATAGGAATAGAGACAGGGTCATATTTGGCCCCGTCAAATATCTCACCGTCTCTACTAGATACATTAATAGTATCAATAGATTTTTCAGGTATATATGGTTTCTCTATACTAGTTACTATTGCTAAATCATTTATCTGAGTTCCATTAAAATTAAAATAATTATACATAATCTCTCTCACCTCTAAATCTTTCCTTTTGGTCATTGTAGTAGTCATTGGTTTCTTGTACTGACTTAGCCACCTTTTGTCCCACCACTACTTTGTCCATAAGTATTGGAGTATTAGTATCTTGTAACGCCTTTTTATATTCTTTTCCCATTTCTTTATAGTCGAATTCTTGTTTACTATCTTGCATTGCTTGTGCCATACCTTTTATCGCATACAATAAATTACTATCCACTGTGTTTTCACTATTTATATTAATACCTGCTGTACTCATATTAACTTTTCCTAGGAATTTATTTGTATCTATAGTCTCTACTAGACTACTAGCATAATCTTTAATAGCTTTTATAGTTTTACCTGCATTCGCCTCAATACCAACAGTAACACCAGCCGGTATCATTTTCCCTACCATGTCTCTAAATACTGTTGATGGAGAATGAATACCCAAAGCGTCTTTTGCTGCATTTAAAGCTCTACTTGCTATATTTTGCATCGTGCTAAATAAATTACCAGCCGCATTAGTAATACCAGTAATAATACCATGTATGATATTACTTCCTATAGTCACCATTCTTCCAGGTAAACTACTAATACCATTTATGATATTATCTTTGAATCTCTGTGCAGCTTCTCTACCCTTTTGAGCAAAACTTGCCGCAAAAGATATTACTCTTGAAATTGTTGATACTAGGAAAGACCATACACGACCTGGTAATTGTTGTATGAATGTACTTACACCATTTAAGAATCTACTACCTGCTTGTTGAGCTCTACTTGCCATTTGAACTACCCAACTTCCAACCCTACTAATAGTATTTACTAGCCATGTCCATACTTTACCAGGTAATTGTTGAATAAATGTAATGACATTTTGTACAAATTTACTACCAGCTTCATATGCCTTTTGTGCCATTTGTCCTACCCATAGTACGGCATAAGCTACTGCATAACATAACCAAAACCATATAGTTTCAGGTAAGTTACTGAACCAATTTCCTATATCACTTATCATTTGAGGTACAGTTTGAGTAAAGAAGTTTTTTAATGAATCTATAGCATTACTGGCTATAGTTTTTATATTCTCCCAAAGATTAATCCAAAACTCTTTGAATCCATCAATATTATTCCATGCCCATATAAAAGCAGCTACAAGAGCCGCTATGGCTGCCACGACTAATACAATTGGATTAGCTAATAATACTGCCCATAGACTTTGTAATGCAGGTATTACAGTATCAACTATTACTGGTACAATTGTATCCATTATAACTGATTTAAATATTAAAAAGGCTGTTCGTGCTGCGCCGAATGCAGCTTTTAATATTCCTATTGCTTGCTTCATTTTTAAAAATGCCTGAATACCTTTACCAATAACAAGTAGTATAGGCCCCACGGCTGCAAGTAATAGTGCCAGTGATACTATGACTTGTTTAATAGGCCCCGGTAAGTTTAAGAAGGATTGAAGTAATTTTGTTAGCATACCTACTATCAATGATAGTGGACCAGTAGTATTCCCAATATCAAGTTGTACTGCCTCCCAAGCACTACTCAATTGTTTTAATGCTCCAGTTAAATCTGAGTTCATCATATCTGACATTTTCTTTGCAGTACCGTTACTTTTTTCTAGTTCCTTTGTAAAGTTATCAATACTGTCTGCTCCTGTATTACATAATATACCCATACCTTTTATTGAGTCAGCAGTAAATGTTGTCATAAGTGCTGCCGTCTTCTGAGCATCTCCCATGCCTTCTGTTGCCTTATCTACATCTCGTATAATATCAGTCATACTTCTAAAATTACCATTAGCGTCTTGAACTTTTACTGACGTATTACCTATTTGTATTGCTCCATTTTTCATCTTTTGAGTCATATCTCTTATGATTGCATTTAAGGCTGTACCACCTTCACTACCTTTAAGACCTGCATCTGCAAATTTACTAAGTATTGCAGTAGTTTCTTCCAAACTCATACCTGCGTTGTGAGCATTAACTGCACAATTCTTAAATGCTTCTCCAAGCATCTCAGTTGTTGTATTTGAGTTAGCTTGTGCATAAGATAGTACGTCTGCCATACGTCCTGCTTGGTCAGCCTCTAACCCAAAAGCTGTTAGGTAATCAGTTACCAAATCGGATGCTTGTGCTAAATCCATTCCAGATGCTGCCGCCAAATTAAGTACTCCAGGTAAACCTGCTGCCGATTGTTGAGCATCCCAACCCGCCAGTGCCATATATCCTAACGCATCAGCTGCCTCACTTGCACTATATACAGTTGATGCACCCATTTGTTTTGCAGTGTCTTCTAATAATTTTAAGTCACTACCAGTAGCTCCTGATAATGCTTTTACTTTTGACATTGAATGCTCGAATGTCATCTGAGTTTTAACAACACTTGCTCCTAAGGCCATTACTGGAGCAGTTACTCCTGCTGTAAGAGCAGTACCTACACTAGACAAACTTTCCCCAGTAGCTTTTAAACCACTGAAACTACTTTGTGTCTGATTTACTTGCTCAACTGCTCTATTTAAGTTACTATTAAAATCACTCATTTCCAATTTTAGGTGAGCAACAATGCTCCCTAAATCTACACCAGCCATATTATTCACCACCTTCATATAATTAAAAAAAACAGTAGAACCTTCGTCCTACTGTTAATTTTATTAGCTCATCAGTAAATCTAAACCCGGATTTTTAGTTTTACTTTCTATTATATCTTCTCTAAATATTGGTTTTTTAGTTTTACCATCTTTATCAGGCTGCATCATATTGTATAGATATGTAGCCGCCTCATCTACACAGTAACGACCATACACATCATCTTCATCTATACCTAATAAATCACTAGGTCTACATCCAAAGGTCTTAGCAGTAGAAATAACATTTAATATTCTTCTACTTTCGAATAGAGGGTATGGCAGCATTTACATTTCCTTGTGCTTCACCCATTATTTGCATTTTCTGAGTATCTGTTATTACATCTTTAATTTCTTCAAACGTAGGTTCCACCAAACTTTGTTCACATACTAAATCTATTATTTCCATTATATCTTTTATTTTGTTTTCATCTTGTTCAAATAATTCCATTGGTTTATCTTTTTCAGTTCGTTCAAATAAATCATTTACTGTTCCTAAAAGATTATTTGGAAGTTTTCCACTCATCAAAAGATTTAAAAGACTGGCTGGTTTTATTCTCACTGCTATTTTCTCACCAGGCTCAAATCCATCTATTTCTATTATTCTAGTTGCCTTTTTTCTAAATTCTCTTGCACTTATTACTTTTAATTCACTCATTGTATTCTCCTCCTATATACTTATATTATTTTCCTGGTGATGGGTCAGTTGGTAACTCATCAACAAAAGTTATTTCTTTTATTGGTAGTTTTGCTTTTGTGTTTTCTCTAGCTTTTATTTCAAACTCAGGAGCAAAGAATCCATCTCCTACAGTCATTGTAGGGAATTTTCCTGTACATTTATTCAATGTTACTTTAGCGTAGTTAACAATTGAGTCTCCGCTATAGTTAGCAACATATAAGTCTAGTTTAAATGGTTTTGCCACATTACCCTCACTCATCATTGGAGTGGATAATTTTTTAGTACCAGATTTAGTTCCTTCTTCTACTTTATATCCAGCAACAAGACCTGCCATTGTATCATCAAATTGATTATCTGTTAGTTTTATATCGTACCCATAAATTAAGTCCTCAGTTCTAACAACTGCTAAGATACTAACATCATTTCTTAATATATCTTCTTCACCTTCGCTAAGCACTGGTTCCAATTCTGCCTTTTGAGCAGTTTTTATATGAGCCACAACTCCTCCAGTTTTAGCTGCCCCTGTAGTTGGGTCAAGCTCAGTTATTACTGCCTTTTTAATATTGTACAATATAGCCATTTTATTTTCCTCCTATTCATTATCATTATAATTAAAAATTACTGGTGTTCTACAAGTTATAGAACACACATAACATCTTAAATCTTGGTCATACATATCATCGCTCATGTCGTGCGTGATTTCAATACCAGCTACATATAACGCTTTCCTAACTTTGTTTCTCAACGTATCTAGTTGTAGAGGGCTATGTGGAGTATAGATATATATAATCCAGTTATCCCATCCACAAAGGGTATTATCAAAACTTTGGTTAGCGCTTGTTCTCATTATTATTGCAGTATCTTCTGTGATACGTGCAGGACGGTCATGTACTGGCACTGTTCTCAACACGTTTTTTACTACATTATATATATTAAGTCGTGCGCTCAATTTTTAACCCTCCTTTAAAATAAGTTACGTATCATGCCTTTAAAATTACTTATCTCACTGTCTCTTGCTTTTTCTAATATTTTGTACTTACCATCAAAGTCAGCTCGTGTCTCTAAGTAGTAACCATAGTAAACACCATGCTTAATACTAATATCTAAGTCGTTCTCAGTTACTTTATATTCACCTTTCAATTTATTTTGTGCTGTCTTAGTTCTATTTGTCCAAGGGTGATTAGCTTTCGCATATGTCTGCATATTTTTACTAATAGTACTACCTACTACCTTTAACTCAGCCTGCATTGTTTTGTCAAAGTTTTTTATCTTGTCATTGAATTCTTTAGTATCGAATGTTATTGTATTAGCCATCTAAATCAACCCTTTCCAATGAAACTTGGTATAATAGATTATAATGCACTACATCTATTATCTCCAGTACTTTGTAATAAGCATTCTCATAAACTATGAAGTCATCTTCTTGTAATGGAAAATCTTTTACATATGTAGCATAAAGTGTAGCATATGAATAACCTTTTATAATACCTTGGTCATTATTAGTTATACTTTTACTTCTGCCACTGGAACTGTTATCTATTACACATTGTAAATCTTGTACATGAACCATTTCTTCTTTTAATACTTTACAACCCATTGCATCCACTTCATATATATCCCTATATATCGGTACTTGATAACCATAATTATTTATGGCACTCTGTACCTTCTTAATTACTCCAGCCTGTATTGTTTGTCTATTGCTCATCTACTCTACGTGGCACCTTTCCAGTTATGGAGGTCGCTTTTCCGCCGTTTATGTCTTTGTTGTATTGGTCTAAAAACATCTTGGCCATATTGTTCCACATATCAGCACTGTTCTTTATTGTTATGGCACCAATTGTGATTTCATCTGCACTCGCTTTAGCTAAACAACATATATAGGCCAATTGATATATATTATCATACATAACCGCCATTGCCATTAGTTGTTCATCTGTAAATGTAGGATATTGGTCTTCCATTATCAAGACTTTTAGTTGGTCAATATTTACCACGCAACCCACCTCCTATAAAAAAATTGAGTAGGCTAAGCTGTATTGTTAGCCTTGCCTACTCTGTATATATAAGGGAATACAATGAGCTATTTAATTATGCACCTATTTCTCCTTTTGCAGATACATCTATTACTGCACAATTGTCTATTGCTTCGAATGAAGGTATCATAACACATGATACAACAGTAACAACTTGTACTGGATGTTTTTCCTTGAATGTAGTAACAGTAGTACCATAAGCAGCTTGTGCCACTTGAGCATCTGTTCCTGACATTAAGTCAGATGCTTCAGGAGTAGTACCATATACAGTATTACCTAAGTTTCCACTTGGCATTAATACAACTTTATTATCAGGTATTAATGTTACTTGTTCTGTAGCATGTGCTAATCCAGTGGAGTGGTCTAATTTACCAAATTTCTTACTGTATACGTAGATTGATATTCCAGTTACTTGTTCAATGAATGATTTCTTTTGTTGTTCACTAACAAAGTAGTGCATTGTAGAATCGTCTGGATACATCATCTTTTGAACTGTATCACAGTTTATCATATTTAAAAATGTGTTTCTATTCATTACTGCTCTAGAAGGTCTTACACCAGTTTTTAATTCCATATCATCACAGATATCAATTAAATCTCTAACTGGGTCGCCAATAGTTTTAGATGCTGGTACCCATGGAGCTCTGACAGCTTTGTATAAGTTTGTCATACCATAATCATATACATAACGTGCTCTACCATCTGCACTAGCAACATCTATTTTACCGTCAACCATTAGTTGACATCTCATTATCTCTGCTTGAACTCTAGCACCTTCTATTAATCTAGCCGCTTCATCAAATATTTTTCTTATTAAAGGTAGTGCCACTGTGTTATCAGGGTGAGCTAATAATAGATTTAATTGTTGTCTATCTTTTTCACCAATTCTCATAGCTTCTCTAAAGAATGCCATTTCAGTAGCAACTGCTTCAAATCCTTCTTTTTCTCTCATACGTGCTTTAACATCGTATTCAGATGGTTGTAGTGCTACTGGAAGTCCATTAGCTCCTTTTAACCAACTTATATCAGTTCCCATACTAGTTCTTGAAGGGAAAAGTGTCTCAGCAAAGTATGGTTCTTTGTTTATTGGGTTTTCCTTTACATATGCAGCTATTTCTTTTGCGTTTATATAATCAAATAAATTTACATTTGCCATTTAAAAACACCTCCTAGTTATTTACCACGTGAATCAAATCACTAAATTCTATAGCATCTTTGTCACCTATTAATCTATCTTTTCTTACAAATCCATGAACTAATACTGCTGCATTAACATAAGGGTCTGTAACTGCGTCATAGTCTTCTATGTCTATTGTGTTGAATAATACTGCATTAGCTTTTGTTCCTTTAGCAGCGTCAGCAGTAAAAGTTGGTTTTGTTACATTACCATCTGCATCCATATGAACTAAAGTACCTCTCGCAATAACTTTACCACTCTTTTCTCCATAAGTATCAGCATCTGTAGTTGCTAACTTAGCAAGTTCTGCAAAAGCTATTTTACCAGGTAAGTTAACATAGTGGTCAGGAAATGCTAAAAATTGTTTTTCTGGAGCTAATATTTTCTTACTTTTTAATTTTGGCATATAAGCCACCTCCTAAATATTATTTATCATTATTAAAGAAATAATTACTATCAACTTGTTGAGCTTGTTCGTTACATTGTTTACCTAATAGTGACCCAAAGTCACCTTCATGAGTAGTTTTACTACCAAAAGCATTTAAGTTACTTGGCTTTCCAGGAGAACCAAGATTTAAAAAACCCTTATTGGGTTGTGGTTGTGGCTCTGCATTATCAAATAGATAGGCCTTGTCCTTTTGTAATGCAGTTAACTGGTCTGTTAATCCTTCAACAGTACCATCATCTTTTAATACGACTTTTTTCATATCTAAGAATTTCATCAAGTCGTTTACATCTTTAGGTTTAGCCTCAGCTAACTCTTTATTTATGGCAGTTGTTAATTTCTCTTTTTTAGCAGCCGCTTCCATGCCGGCAATTTTTTCTTCTAAAGCTTTAACTTGTTTCTCAGCTTCAGTAGGATTTTTCACTTGCTTTTGTAAGGACTCAATCTCATCATTAGCCTCTGCTAACTCCGCTATCTTAGAATCTAAGCGATTTTTAGGTACATATTTATTGTCCTTACCATCATCTATCAGTACTTTGCATCCCTGTTCTTCTAGGGCTTTTGTTATAGCTAATTCTACCTCAGCTGCATTATCAAGTCCTGCTAAAAATTCTCTTAATTTTCTTTTCGCCATACTTACCTCCAGTTTAACGTCCATCGACGATTATATACAGTGTTTTGAGAAAACAAAGAAAACATTATTAATACTTAATACGAGGATTTAAAGGATATCCAAGAACCTCTTGTCGTATTTATATATTACATTCATTGGAAAAATATTAACTAAAATTGAGCAATAAAAAACACTCAACTGTTATGTTGAGTGTCTTATTATCTATTTAGTTTCTTCCTCCTCAGGTGGATATTTCTTATCATATTCTTCCGGTGTTAGTGTTAGTTCGGGGTTGTCTAGTAATACCTGGTGCATCATCATTCCTATCCCGTCTATAACATTTTCAAAGTCATCATAGCTAAGTCCTAATACTTGTAAATCTATACCACGCTCAAACATCATTGCATGAGCTAGTTCGTGATAAAATGTTTGTATTAAACTTTGGTCATCTTGTAGTGAAGGGTCTAGTTGTATTGTGTGTATATTTTTATCACATATTCCCAAACACTGTCTACCATTCATTAGTATTGGTCTATCATTTATTTCCACTTTATAATATACACTTCCAACTCTTACTTCTTCAGGTATTATCATATAAATCCCTCCCTATTTTATTATATCTTCATTTTTACCATCTGCATAAAATATTTCACCATAAGTTTTATTGCTAGATATACATCTATCTATGATGTTTATTATCTCTTGTTCAGTAAGTCCTTCTACTTCCATTAATGGAAAGTATTCTTCAAATTTGTCTAAATAGTTTTGTAATTTTTCTCTCATTTTTATCAACTCCTTATATATATAGTATAGTAAATCTTATCTATTTACTAACTACTTTTTAAATTGTTTTAATGTATCTTTTACTATTTTATCATATGACTTCATCATCTCAGGGAAGTTTTCATATAGGAATTTTCTAGTCTCGGGTTGTGTCATATTCGAACTAATCTCAGCCCATAGTTCACTAGATACTTCTATACAAGCTGACTCATATGCACTAATATTTCCATCTTGATTTCTTGTATAGTACTTAGCATCATGTCCCCATTTAGTCTTCACTGCTCCTGCCGACATCCCTTTAGCTGCATCTTGTAATGCTATTGTAAATACTTCATTATCATGTAAGAAGTCTGCAAATTTACCATTAACTAAAGCTGCTGGTGTATTTTCTAATGTTTTCTTACCATGGAATTTTTCTTGTACCCATTTAGCCTGCCAGTTCTTCATATCTCTTTCAAAGGACTGCGCTAACCCTGTTGGCTTAATTGCGTTCTTTAATGTTATCTTATTATACATTGGTTCACTACCACCGGAGAACCTATACATTTTAAAATCATCGGGTGTTGCTTGGTCGTCTATCATATGTCCCCACTCGTGGAATAATACGTCATATCTATGTTTTTCCCCAAACTGTATTCTAAGGTTTCGTTCATCTTTTAAGGACATATGTATCTTTTTATCAGTAGGTGAATAAAATGCTCCACCAGTTGAATTTGTACGTTGGAACTTACCTATACTTAAGTACATATCTTGTACCTCTAATGGTGCTTGTTTTAACGCCTCTAATATACCTTCAGTAGTGTATTTTTTATTTGTTTTGGATATTTGTTTCTTAAGTACTTGTTCTAACTCAGTATATTTAGCTGCACGCTCTTCTATAGTGTAAATACCACGTTGTTTAACTGCTCTCTTAATTGTCTTAGCTGGAGTTTTAGTACCTCCAAGTCCTTTATACTCAGGTATTTTATTCATAGCACCACTATTCTTCTCACCATTCGCCCATGCTTTCATATCTTTAGCAATCTCCTCAGGTGTTGCCTCTTTGCCATTTATCATCCATACTGGTTCTAGCCAACATGCTCCGTTTGGATGGTCAAGTGGGATATCTTCTTTATCAACTATAAATATATGACCATCTCTAGAATTACATAAATCACAAGTTCTACCTGCCTCATGATTACTATGCCATTTAACACCTCCCATGTATGGATTAACCTTTCTAGTATTGATTGTTTCTATCTGAGCTTGGTGTGTTATTGTAGTTCGTGCTAATCTTAATGACTCATAGTCTAGTCCACTACTATATTTTCTAGCATAACCACTACCTAGTTTTTCTCTTATCTTATTTCTACTCCAGGTATGATGACCACCCATAGCAAATTCTTTTAAGTTCTCAGCCATATCAGCAGCACTCATACCTTCTGCCATACAACTAGCTACAGCGTCTTCTATCTTCTCACCACTTGTATTGGTACAACTCCAAAGTCTTTTATCTAGTCCTTTTCTATCTTCATATACCTTTCCTCGTATTAATTGTTCTACAGTGTCTGCATTAACAATATCAACTAGTTTATCCACTTGGTCTTTAATTTGTTGATATCCATCGCCCATTAACAATTGCATCATCTGTTTATTTATATCAGATAAATCTTTAGCAACCTTACTATTATATTTCATTACTACCTTTAGTAACTCATCATATATTTGTTGACTATAGGCAGCAGTTAAATTCTTTACTGCTTTACTATCGCCATAAGCATTTTTAATACCTCTATTAATTGTATCCATATAAGCCTTTTTATAGACTTGTATTATCTGTTGTTGTTGCTTTTTAGTTAACTCTTTTGGTTTATTATTTAATTGACCATTAAGTGTTTTTAAATAGTCAATTGAGTTCTGTGTATTGCCAACACCACTGAATTCTGTTCTTCCCAATACCTCCACCTCCTATACAATTTATTCTATTAAAAAAGGAGGTTTATTAACCCCCTTCAGTGCTACTTAATGTAGCCTTTATATTTTTCTTTTAATACTTTTCCTCTCTCAGCTATATCACGTCTAAGTTCTGTTATTGTGTCCATATAATCTTTTTCTTTTTTATTTACTCTATCTTGTATCTCTTGTGGAACAAATCCACGTATTTTTATCTGTTCGTTTATATCATATCTATTAGTGTATTGTATCTTCTTGAACTCAGCTAATAAATCTTGTAGTTGTGCCATCTCTCTACGTAGTTGATTGTCAGTGACAACTGTCACGTACTGAGCTCCACATCTACATTCAAATCCTCTAATAATGATACATCCTTTTAATATGGCCAACTCTTTTTCTCTTGGATAAAACTCTCTGCCACATTTATCACATTTACATTTGAACTTCAATTGTTTTTCTCCTCTACGTCCTTTAGTCCATCCACCTTGTTTACTCATATCAATCAACCTCCTACACTTTTTTATCTACATATATAGTATAGAAAATTAATCATTTTTACTAATTGAGCCATTTAAATCGGCCATACTATTTTGAGTCATGTTGACTTTATCCATCTCATCTAGGATTTCATCAAACTCTTTATCAGCTTCCTCAGCAGAACCAAATTCTCTGATATAACTTTGCTTACTACGTACATTGGCTTCTACTTCTTTGATTGCTATTGTCTTAGTATCAACTTCATCATCTGGAATTGGATAATTATGGTCAAGGTCTAGGCTCACTTTATATTGCATAGATTTTTTAATAGTTGGGTCCTCTGGATATAAATCACTCTTTAATACTATTTCTTCAATTAATCTTAATAGCCATATAATCGCCTCATCCCATGTTGCCCATTTTTCTTCGCAACGTGTAATAAGGTCATCATATAACATACGTAGAGCTTTACCACTCGCTACATTTACTAAAGACTCAGGTAATGGTTGTTCCATGCATTCATACATATCTTTTTTCAATCTCTCAAGATAAGCATCGGCTGCTCCTTGGAAGGTGAACTCACTACCGACCTTTTGTACAGATGCTTGTTTATAGCTACCAGTAGAAGTACCCATTCCTAAAGATGTATCAGTTTTTATATCTAGTATTGCTCCAGGAGCAATAACAATTCCTTCAATAGAAGCACTATCTGCATCTATGAATGCAGTTTGGTCAAACATAGCAAATCTTAAACTGTCTCTGTAGTCACTGACAGTCTTGTTATAATCTATCTGCATATCCATTAAATCTTTGACATCACTACGTCCTCTAATATCACCAGTAAGTCCATCGTTGAATATAACTACACATGGTATGCAGCTCAACCCAGTATTCCATTCACTACGTATTTCTACTTGTTGCATTTGTTGTTCGTCTTGTTCTTCACCAGCAATACTACTATTTAATATGTTTGGTACTTCGGCATAGGCTATTGTGTTAGTACCATCTACTACCATATAAGTACACCAACATTCTTCGCCTCTCATCTCATAAATCCATTTATGCCATCTTTGTTCGTTTTGTAGTTTACCCACTGTACTCTCATCTTGATATGCTATCTGAACTTTAATTAGCTTGTCACAGTCGTTTGGGTCATACTCATATAGGAATTCGGGCATTGTATAAAATCTAAATTTGATAGGAGCATTGTCTATTGGATTGCCATAGTCATCTACATCTAACATCAATGCTAATAATACACGTTTACCTATAACACAGTCCATAAATGCTTTACTGAACTTATTCCAAAACTTTCCATCATCTAATATTTTCTCAAAGGCAATACGTTTATCATCAACTAGTGTTGGGTCAGTACCATCTACACTCTTTACTACTATAGTAGGTGGAACGCTAGTCATAAATCTTCCTTGTTTCTTTAGTAATTTCTTTGTTAGGTTTCTTATCTCTCTTGTTGGTCTATAATCTCTGTCTTTTACTGGCCATAGTTGGCCAGTTCCATCTTCTAAATCATCTTCTAACTGTTCAGGTCTACCTTCATAGAATTCATAGTAAGCTTTTACTTGTTGAAGTTCTTCTAAAAATCTTCTATCTGTACTGTATAATCCTACTAAGGCTCTATCTATACTGTTATACAAACTCATTGTTACCTACCTCCTTTTAATCCTCTATTCCAAGCTGGTTTGCCATAGTTATGGTTTTTTTCACCTAGTTGTGCTTCTCCAGCTCGTTTATTTCTTGTACCATAATTAACATTATATTTAGCAGTGCACCACTCCAAATTCAAATAATGATTATTTGCAGGGTTTTCATCTAAATGATTTACTTGTGGATAATTATTTGGATTTTCTATAAATGCAGCGGCTACTAATCTATGCACTTTACATGATTTGTATTTACCCTGATTTGATAGTATAACAATTTTATATCCATATTTATCCGTATTTTGCTTTAAACATTTGTGTTTACCTTTAGTTCCTTGATAGTTTAAACTTTTTACATTACCATAATTACTTACTTGGTATAAACCTTCATAACCAGGTATATCTTTCCATATTTCCACTATTCTATCGCTCCTTTCCCTGAAAGCACTCTAAGAGCGTCATCTAATGTTCTATAGTTAATACTATCTGTCATTACTGCATAACGTATTTTATCCATAGCATGGTCATTCATCTTTAGTATTTCCTCCACGCCTTTGTCCAGTTTGTCTTCATCCCAGCAATATGAACCAAATTCTTCAATATCACTTCTACAGCTTGGGTCTAGTGTAAATCTATCTTGATTTAACAGATAACTCACTAGTTGAATTCCAAGCTCAACATTATTCTTAGCTGGTACTACTTTGATATTATGTCGTTGGAAGAACTTATTCTTCTTTACTTCTACTATCAGTGGAGCTGCACTTGGGTCAATCGTTATGTATTCAGGCATTACATTATTCTCTTGTATAAATGCAATTAAATCTGTCACGTACTCAGCGACAGTTTTCTGTCCTTCTTTTCTACCATTATGATAGTAACTTGCTATTTGGTGATATCTCTTTGTAGGAGCATAGTATCCAAATATTCCAAAGGTAGTAGCATTCTGAATACCGAAGTCAGCGCTAATAAATACTCTCGTCCAGTTAAGACTTAGTTTCTTGGCATGTCTATCTGGGTCAAACATTGGATATATTACTCCATCTGCCATTACCCACAGTCCTAATATAAATCTCTTGTAGAATACTCCACTGTACATTGATTTATATCTCTCTATGACTTCTTGACTTAGACTTAAATTATCTTCCATTGTAAAATGTATATGTAGTGCGTTTCTCTCTTTACTCTTTTGAACCCATTCTTGATTAAACCAGTGGAAAGGACTATCAGGGTTACAGTTGAACCAAAACTTAGCACCAGTTACTGAACAACGAGCAGTCGCTTGATTGACAAAAGACTGTGGCATTAATGCTACTTCATCAAAGAATACTCCTGCTAATGTTATCCCTTGTATTAAGTCTTGTGAACTCTCATCCTTTCCACCAAATATATAAAAGTAGTTTATTGCTTTTCTAATATTACCTTGTTTTGTCTTCCATGTTCTGCTAATAGTTAATAGGTTCTCACTTCTATTGTCATGCACTACATAGCCTCTACTCATTAACATTTGTTTTAGTGGCTGAATAACATTACGTCTGCACGATGCTATTGTTTTACCACACAATGCAAAGTTCATACCATTATATCTCTCTGTAGCCCAGTTTATGTAGCTGAAACTCATACAGACTGTCTTACCACTACGTACTGCCCCATCACATATCAATGCAGTGTTGTTCTTATATCGTGGGTCTAGCCACCATGATAGTACTTGTATTTGTTTTGCACTAAATGGTTTCCATCCAAAAGGTACTACCTTATTAATCTTGCTCATATTCATCACCTTCATTGATACGTTTTAATGAGTCAGCTAATATTGCTACAAAGTCATCTTGTACACTCTCATCACCACCAAGTCCTGCAATAGCTTTTTTAAGTTCCATCTGTTCGTATTTCATCTTAAGTTCCATAGCTTCTTTAAATGGAATAGTACCAGTACACTCATCTAAGAATGTCTTTATGGCCACCATATTCTGTATTGCCTGAGCTAATTTAAAATGAGATATCTTTCCTTCTTTGTCTAATATACTACTACTGTTATCTACCATTGATTGTTCCCAAAGACATAGTAGTTTATATCCTGCTTGATAATATCTATCTACTAACTCTTTATTGGCATCTACATATACTGCTTGGCACTTATCAAGTGCTAGTTGTTTTGTTGCTTTTCTTTTCTCAGCCCAACCTTCACCATGTATCAGTTTACTCAATGTACTGTTACTTATATTCCATTTTTCACACAATTGTTTATGTGTCATATTAGCACAATAATCTAAGAATAATTGGTCAATCTCATCTCCTGTTAGTTTTGCTTTTCTTGCCATGTTATCACCTACTTCCTAAAATGTTTTGGAGTATTATGATAGTGAGTCAACTCCACTTCACCATCAATTCTCCTTTGTATTTGCTCTCTATATTTCTTACTATTACTCAATCTTACAAGGCTAACTAAAAAGTACTTGTTTACCTTCTTTGGTATCTTGTTATTGATAATACAATCAACTAAATACATTGCTTGTTTGTAACTATGAATGTGAGTATGTCCTTCATCCCACTCCTTCTTCGTATTATATACTACAAATTCATCATGTTCCTCTCTTTGGAATACTACCATATATTTCTTAGCAAATACTTTTTTCATAAGACCATCCTCCTATCACAAATTTATATTAGTTATCAGTAACAATTATTAATGTAAGAATTCCTATTTTATGTCTTATTTTAGTACAATTAAAACTCATTTAGGACTTAATTATATAGGTTTATTGTTCTATTTGTATTAAAAAAAGGGCAATTAATGTACTATTAATCACCCTATTTGGTTGTTATTTAATTGTTATTAGATACATTTTCCAATCTTTTATATATTATATTCTCTATATACTCATTGTTTATCTCTGTCGCTATATAATTTCTATTATACTTTACACAAGATATTATCTCTGAACCACTACCTGCAAAGGGTATATAAACTAAATCATTTGGATTACTTGAGGCATTTATTATTCTGTCTGTTACATCTTGTGGTTTCTGTGTTTTATGACCATATCTAACTTTATCAGGAATAAAATCCCATACATCAGTTACCCCAACAGGAAGATTAAATATATATCTTTCATTTTTATATTGCTCTATAAGAGTATTGTATTCGTTTCTTATATTGAATAATTTACAAATCTTTATCCATTGTTTTTCTGTTGGTACTTGAATTCCTTTTAATTTATTATGCACCCATCCAGTAGGTTTACCATTTTTACTCAATTCTAATTTTGAAATGTCTGATTGTGTTAAATTTAATTCTTTCATTTTTTGTTTCATAATTCTACTAAATGGAGTATCAAAGAACTCATCTTGTTTTACATAATAAAGCAAATATTCGCTTGCTGTTGGAAACATTCTTAATTTATCACTTGTTCTGCCGGCTATTGCTCTTAATCCTTTAGATAAGGTTATATTCTGCCTAAAGTTTAATTGTTTATCAAATATTAATACCTTTTGCTTAGATAATATATCAAAATTACCATAACAATAAAATACCCCTGTTGGTTTTAATACTCTCACACATTCATTAAACCATTGTTGTGTCCAATTAAGATATTCATCCTCAGTCTTCCATTGTTTATCCCACTTCTCGTTTATAGCCTTATAATATGGTGGGTCAGCTATTATTAGGTCCACACATTCATTTGGTAGAGTTCTCATATATTCCACACAATCACAGTTATATACTTTATTTAATTCCAAAATAATCATCCTCCCAATATAAATAGGAATTATCGCAGTGGTAGATAATTCCTATTTGGTTGTTATTTAGTTGTATTTATTATTATTTGGTAGTGTATATTCAGTAATTAATTGTGTAAGATTATTAATAATTTTAGGTACGTCGTTTGCTTCTATACAATCTTCCTCTAATAATGCTTGTATTACTCTTACTACTATGCTTGTAGCTTCTACTAATAAGTCTTCACTACTACCATCTAACATTATATCTCCATCTTTACTTTTAATCATACTATTCAACCTCCTTACGTTGTTTATCTATCATTGCATCTAATAAGTCATCCATATCTATTCCCGCGTCCTTAGCTTCTTTGCGTAGTTGAATCATTTCTTCTTTACTCATTATATGGTCATTCATTACTGGCCACCATTTTTCTATTAATACACTCATTGCATACATTTCCCATGTTAAGTTATCCATATCTATTCCTAATCCTCCTTTTATAATATCATTTACAGTTATTTCTTCCGCCTCCTCTTTTGGCTCCTCTTGTAGTGGTTTTATGTGTTGCACTGTTGTTGCTGGGTTGTCAGTATATTTATGGTTACTCTCTACCGCTATTTTTGTTGTTTGTGCTATTGTATCTATCATATTAAATTTCGCAGTTAATTCATCAACACCTGGTTGTAAGTTTTCTTTATTTTGCTCCACTATACTATTTACTAGCGTAGATTGTAGTGCAGTTAGTTCATACAATAAATCTTTTAATGTACCTCTTACTATTGCACCTTCCTTTACTATTTGTACTCCATTTTTAGTATCCACTGTTATTTTAATCATATATAGCCCTCCTTAATTATTTAAATTATTTTTTACTTGTTGTGCAAATTCGTCTATAAAATCATTTATATGCTCTTTATCTAAATTATCCCTTTCTACTAATGTCATTATTATACTTATTGTGGCATTTAATAATTGCTCCAATACATCTTTTACTTCTCCTTTAACTCTTGTTTCTACAGTTCCGTTTTTAGTTCTTTTTACTTGAATCATATTATTTCTCCTCCTCATTTTTAATTTCTATATAATATTTATCAGTATCTAAATTGCTTAAACTTTGTAATATTGTCATTAAGTAATTCAATGTAGCAGCTTTATATATAAGACAATTCATACCACTTTTTTTACTCTTAACTAATACTTTATATTTCACTATTTAGCCTCCTTACTATTTAGTTCTTTTTCCATTGCCTCTACAGCCTCTTTAATATGTTGTACTGCCGCGAAGTCTGAGTAGTCCTTTAAGACTACATCTCTGTAGCCCATTAGTAGGGCTACTAATTCATATTGAGATATTAATGGTTCTTGATGTGGGGTTACTTTCATCTTTACAAACGCTTGAACCTTTCCATTAATTGGTTTTAATTTACTCTTTACTTTAATCATATTGTACCTCCCGTTATTTTCTTCATTTATCTTACATATATAGTATAGAAATAATGCTCAATTTGCTAAGTACTTATTTAATTATTTTCTATTGTTTCACTTGGAGATTCCTCAACATCGTTGTCTGTACTAGTTGTATCTTCAGGGTCTATACAGCTATCATGTACGTCCTTATTAGGATAATCTTCATCGTCATCATAATTTTCATGTCTATTCCATTCTTCTTGTTTCTTTTGTTCATATTCAGGTGTATAGTTACCATATTCATCATTTATTTGAGTACCATCTTCGTCATAGCAAATAGGATATTTACCTTGTTGTTCTTGTTGTTCTCGGTCTTCTTGTTCATGTATTTTTTCTTGTTTCTTAGCTTCATCTTCTAAATGTCCACCATTTTTCTTAATTAATCCTTTTTCTTGCATTTCGTCGTCTGTCATATCATCTTCATCTTTAGGTTGTTCTTTTGTAGTTTGTTCTTTTTTATCAGTGTCAGTAGTTTGTTGTTTTCTCTCTATTTGTTTGGCTTCATCTTTAGTTACTTTTTCTCTTTTAACGTTGCCATTTTCATCAACGTATTTAATTGTTACAGTGTCATCATCTTTACTGTCATTATTACTACTACATCCAACTAATAAACTTGCACTTAAAATACCTGCTAATCCTAAACTCATTAATTTTTTCATCATATTACTTACCTCCATTTAAACTTTTTATTTTTTTAGTATTGTATTGATGCTTACTTGTTTTGTAAGCAGTTAAGAAATTGTTATCTTTGTCTAATACAATTGTAGTATGATTCATTGTGTATATTAACTTGTTGCTTTGTTTACCAGTTACTACATCTTTGATGCCAGTTTCTAATGCTTCTAATATTTTAGTTTTATTAAGGCCATGCTTTTGATAACTATGAAGTAATTCCATCTTACCAAATTTTATATCTAACATATCCCCCATCCCCTTTATGGAGAGCTACTATTTAGTAGCTCTATTTATTTGGTTCCAAGTTTCTCCAAATACATCTTCTCCAACTTTATTAATCCAAAATGTTCTAAATGGTTTGTAGTTATTTTCTAACCAATTATTTATTTTGTTACAATCTTTACTATCATATACTGCTTTACATTCATTCACCATTATTTGTATTTCTTTTTCTAATCTTTTCATTTAATCCATCCCCTTTTTCTTATCTTTTATTAACATAATTATACATCTACTTATATAATTAATCAAGTGTTTTTTGAAAAAAAATAAAAAAAATCCCACATTTTTTATGTGGGATTGTGAAGTACGTCTATTGGTTTTTATATTCCTTTTCTACTAACCATAATAAACAATAATTAGCTAAATCTAATATAGTGTCATCAATCTTCTCATCTTTTACCATTTGCTCAGGAGCGTTTGGATTACATAATGTCATTAATCTATTATATTTGTCTGTAATTCTTACTAAGAATGACAAATCACCAAATTTTTCATATGTGTCTGCAACACTATTACCATAGTCATTATTTTTATTTTTATAAGTTTCCTCTAAGTTGTTTAATATATATTGGTATATATCCAATCTATCCATTTTAGCTTGTTTTACTGTTAGTGCCGGTTCTAACATATCTTTATTCCATACATAAGGGTTATTATCATTTGCTAAATAGTAATCACCCTCTCCATCTATATATTCTATAATATCAATTGTTCCTCTAAATGGTAACATGTCATTTATAACATTACATCCCCCATATTTTTCACCTTCTTGTATACTATCTTTTATTCTAACAACATCACCTATTTTATATTCCATACTATTTACCTCCCTTTGATACTATTAAAAAATATATAAGTCCTAACAATAACTCAGCCACCACTCCAAATATTAATACTTTAATTATCATCTTTATCCTCCACACATAATAATATCATAACTACTAACCAAAGTATTGCTGCTAATCCTAATAAACATCCCATTAATTGTATCATACTATTTTCCTCCCTTTAAATAATTGTCTAAGAACTGACATAAGTTTATTTTATTTCTATCTGAATAAACAATACAGTCAAAACATAAATGACAAAATTCACATTGTCTATGTTCTTTTAGTCGTTCAATATTGCAGGGTGCTAAGACCCTGCTCTCTATTTGTTCATTAGTGTAATAATATTCGTCCATTATTTACCCTCCTCAATAACTTCAACTTCCTCATCATTTATACATTTCTCATGTTTTCCATCAAAATAATACTCACATTCTTTAAATTCTTTTGGCATACCTTTACATCTATCTTCACATTCTTTTTCACATTCAAAACAACAAACAGTCCCAAAGGGATTCCCAAATTTACAAGCCATATTATTTCCCCTCCTTATAAGTTAAATACGCACATCCCAATGTTGTTGCTCCAATAATTCCCAAACTTACTGGGAATGAAAATCCAGCTATTATAGTAGCTACTGTAATTCCACCTATAGTAGCTAAGTTTGCAACTGTTGTATTATTCATCTATTTTACCTCCTTATTTTTCTTTTCTAATATATACTGCATATACGCTAATCTACAATCAGATGTCTCATATTGAGCTAGAGGACAATCTTTGCATCCTCTAGTTTTTTCATCATATATACTATCACAAAATAATTTTACTCTGTCTGTTAAGTCTGCCACTAATTCTCTATCAGTTTTACTTTTTCTTCGGCTCATATAATCCACACCCTTTCATCTCTGGACAATAACCTAACTTTTTACATTGTGGTACTAATAACTCTTTATATCTTGGTTCAACTGCAATTACTTCTTTTACCATTTGTTGAACTAAATATTTTATTGGTAACTCTGCTCTATTACATAATCTTACATTTGCTAAATGTATAAGACCTTCTATATTTACTGCAAAACTACAAGCACTTGCAATACCTATTGGTATAAAAGTCCTTGCTATCTCGTTAGCACGTTCTTTATTAACTCCTGCTTGTCTCATCTTATCTATTGTTAATTGATAACAAGTTGCTGCATATTCTTCACTGTAAAAATGGTCTTTAACTAGTAGAGGGTTTTTTCTTATCTCAGGAGCTGCGTATACGTCCATTCTATTCTTCGTTACATATCTTAGAGATTGAACATTTTTAACTACTCCTACCTCATGTCTTACTAGTTGGTCAATTGTAAAACGTGGAACTCTTTGTAAGTCAAATACAAAATATAGATGTCTACTACCACTTAAATGTCCACTCTTTAAACAATGAAGTCCTACTTTTTCCGCCTGCTCTTTTGGTGTGTCATAACATACACAAGCAAATTCTCCATGTTTCTTTATAAATTGTGCCGCCTCATCTTTATTAACTAAAGTTACTTGAAAATTATTTTCTCCAAACATTATCTCATTACCTCCTCGTATTCTTCTTTTGTTATATTAACAACTTCACCACATCTAACACATTTCACAAAATAGTGAGTTGGTACTAATAACATTAATATTGCTAATATAAAACATATTGGAGCACCTATCCATCCTATTATTGGAATCCACATCATACAACCCCCTATTAGGAAGAATATAAAACTATAACTACCCCTGCCCATCTTACAATACTCTACATCACCGTTACATTTTTTACATCTTCTTCTCATACCACTTTACCTCCTTTAAACTCTTTTTAATATCTTTTTCTAATTTATTTAACGTTTTCAATACTGTCTCTAAATCTTTTAACTCAGTTTCCAAGATGCCTATTCTTAAACAATCAACTAACGCTTTTTCTAATGTCGGATAATATCTCTCTTTTGTTGTATATGTTCCAACTTTACTCTTATAAGTTTGAATTAATACATAATTTTTATCCTTATCAGTAGTAATTTCAAATTCTTTGTTTATTTTCATTACTATCATCTCCTTGTATATAGTATAGAAAAATTTAACATTTTACTAACAACAACTTAAAATTTCTACAATTAAACTATAACAAGCCATTACACCGTCATATTTACCAGTTTTAATCCCTTTATCATACTTTTGTACCAATCGTAGAGCAGTAAGTAATTTAGATGGTTCTATACGGTTATCACGTAGAATATTATTACATATCCAACTATTAATACCAGTTACTTTACTAATATTCTTCTCGCCTCTGTATCCTTCTACTAATACACATTTATGAAGTTGAGAATATATAGCATATATAATACCCATTACATTATTCTTATCTTCTAGTAATTGGTCTAACAATCTAAATGTTAACTGCTCATCTTTTCTCATTACTGCATCAGCTAACTGGAATACAGTTACATCTTCTTTTGTTGGTATATATTCATCTACTATCTTTTTATTCAACTCTTTTATTCCCACTCTCTTAAATATATCAAGATAATTATTTATTGTATTCAGGTCATTATTACAAGCTTCAATGAAATATTGTTTATTGCTCACACTACAGTCCATATTGACTACATTTAATAATTGTTTTGTAGTCATATGATTGAATTCAACTACACAATCATTTAATTCTTTTATGAACTTCTTACATTTATTTGGTGTTGTAACTTGTATTACTAATACTGCATTTCTAATTCTATCACTTATACTGCCCCACGTTTTCTCGCTCTTGATAAAATCCATATCATCTCTAACTACATATACTGCAAATTTACCACTTATTAGTTTACTAGTTATTTTGTTATAAATGTCTGCCACTCTATCTACTCTTATTACATTGCCCATCTGTTTTAAGTAGATATTCTGTAACTCTATTTCTTCTCCAGTAAAAATATAAAAGGGAAGTAAACTACCTTCCCTTATTTGTGTTTGTAAGTCTAATAAACCTAACATAATTTTATTCCTCCTACTATTTGTACTAAGTACCATATTGCTATTGAAATTACTATTGCACTCATCCCGTCAATGTCTCTATCTCCTATTGTTTGTGTTATCCAATCAATCACTATACTCATCGCCATTATTAAACACATAAAATTAAATATTATCATACTAGTTTCCTCCCTTTTGTTTTTTTCTTTTTACTCCATGTTTCTTGATATCTTGTTTTTCCCTTTGGTTGTGTTCTTGTTTCATATATAGTATATTATTTAATGTTATTTTGCTAAACTCATCTACAAATAATTTTTTATTTTTCTTACTTATGATAATTCCATTCTCATCTTCATTGATAGCACATACAGTTTCAAAATGTCTAGTAGCAAATCCACGAACATATTTCTCCTCGCTATACCAGGCAAAACAATCTTTATAAGCCTCTGCAAATTGTTTGGCAAACTTTTTAATTGCTCTTGCATCATTTTGTAATGGTAACATATTATTTCCCCCTTAAAGTTCTAATATTTAATACCCAAATATCGAATATCAATGGTTTATTGGCTCCTCTTATTCTTAAGTCCCATAGAGCTGAGCTAGTATATTCTATCATCTTATAATCTACATAGCTATTATGTTTCTGCTCATCTATTACTACTTGTTTAAACAATTCTAAAAATAATTCCACTGGATAGCCATCATTCTCTTTAAATCCTATCGGATTACATATCTTAAAAGCATTGCCAGTGCTGACCTTCAATATATTGTTGTATACCTTTAATGCGTATTGATACATATTAATAAAATCTTTATCAACATATTCCAATATCTGTCCAGGTGTTGTGGCTACTCTACATAATATATCTCTAGGTACTTCTCCTAAGTCATATAAATCAAAGATGTCATTTAACTCATGTACACTGTAATTGTCCATTATTAATAGTTTTGCTCTACTACGTATTGTAGCTAATAAGTTATCTATGTTTCTTACTCCAATCATTATATATCCCTTACTAGGTGGTTCTTCTGCTAATTTAAGAAGTGCATTCTGTGCAGGTATAGATAACTCATCTCCCTTCATATAAAATAATGTCGGTGTTGATATAGCAGTACAGTCTTCTATTAACTGTCTAATACCTTCTATATTATTCTCTACTGATACATAATTGTAATGGTTATTATTAGCTATTTGTTTACTCATCAAATACTTTCCAGCTCCTCTATCACCCCACAATATAAAAAAGTGAGGGATAGGTTGACCATCCAATTTAGCTTGTAATTTACTTTGTCCTATTATTTTAGACATAAGATTATCAACTCGCTTTCAATCAAATTTTTAGGATTCTGCTCATATTTTATTTTGTCTAATAAGTTATTTACTCCGTCCAGTATATCTACTAAGTCATATTTTGAAGTATTAGTTGCTATGTGGATACATTGTCTCATTATGTCAGTTGGTATCATTGTTAGTTCTTTATTTCTTGTTATGTTCAGCTTACATAGGTCTAATACAAACTTATTTAAGTCCTTTACAAATAGTTTTAAGTCTTTGCCGTCTCTGTATATACTGTCTATTATTTGTATTGGCTCATCCGCTTGTTTATTTATAATACCTTGTACTATCTTTAATAGATGTTCATAGTTAGTAATACCTAGACAATCTAATACAGCTTGTAATGTAATATCAGTTGTGTAACCAAGTACTGTATCTAGTTTCATTATGGCATCTCTCATTCCACCATCAGCCAACTTAGCTATATACTCCAATGCCTCTATGTCATATGTTATATATGTGTCTTCCTCCTTTAGTATATATTTCAATCTCTGTACTATCTCAAACTGAGGAATACGTTTAAAGTCAAATCTTTGAAGTCTACTCAATATAGTGGCAGGTATTTTATGTGGGTCTGTAGTACATAGTATGAATATAACTCCTTTTGGTGGTTCTTCTAATACTTTTAAGAGAGCATTAAATGCTCCAATGCTCAACATATGAACTTCATCTATTATATATACTTTATATTTACTATCCAAACTTTTCATTCTACAATCATCAATTATACTACGTATATTATCAACACCATTATTACTAGCACCATCTATCTCTATTGGTTTTCCTTTACCTCCATTTACATCATTGGCAAATATTCTCGCACTGGTAGTTTTTCCAGTTCCTGCACTGCCACAGAATAAATACGCTTGTTTTATCTCTCCAGTTTCCAATTGGTTAGTTAATACCTTTTTTATATTATCTTGACAAACAACATCTTTAAATGTTCTTGGTCTGTATTTAGTTGCTAATGCTTCCATATTATAACTCCTCCTTTAATCTCTCAATATAATCTTTTAAATCTTGTAAAGGTATTACTGCATATTCTTCCCCTACTTTTCCAAAGTCAAATACTAATGCAGTATAAGGTCTATGCATTGCTAATGATTGTTGTTGTAGTTTTGTCAGCCACTCCTTTTTTATCGTGAACTGAGATACAGGCTGCATTTTAGTTTTACATTCCACTAAATAAAAGTTATCAACTAGCACATCACCTTTTTTAGTGTGGCCAGCTCCACTATTTGGTGTCACTTCTCCTTCTAAGTAATTTGCTACATATTGCTCCTGTTCATCACTTTTACTTCTCGTACTCATTAAAAACACCTCCTATATATAGTATAGGAGGTATCTCTTATTCGCTAACTTGGTCTTTAACTTTTTTAAAAAAATCTTTTACTACTCTTGATACATACGCAGGTGATACACTGTACTGATATGCTATGTATGTACCTTTTATGCCACACAGATAATCTGCTATTATAGCACGTTGTTTGTCATTCTTCACGTTCTTTAATTCTTCTCTGATAATCTCTTTTAACTCACGTACTAAAGCACTAAGCTCTACATCTTCTTTACTTTCCAAATAATTCTCTAATGAAGTGTATCTAATATGGCCATGATGTTTGAGTTGTATGTATCCATCTATAGATAATATCTTATATATATTTTGTTCACCATCTGTAGTATATCTATTATGTTTGTCTATTCTATTTCTGTACTGTCTTAATTCTCTTTTTATTGAAGGATATGCAAAAGTTGTGAATAATGTGCCATATGAAGGGTCATAATGGTCTACACACTTCATTATACACTGCCATGCGACCTGATACATCTCATCTCTATCATTATATAATTTATATGGTTTTAATAGAGAATATACCATATTGTCTATGTACTGTGGTAATTCATTTATCGCCTCCTTATCTCCATTTTTATATCGCATAACAATTTCCTGGCACTTATTTCCATTATTACTCATCTAACATCACCTCATTTAGTCTAGTTAATAATTCATGTACTACGTCTTCATGTTCATGTAGATAATTAATAAATCTAGTCATACCTTGGAAGTTCAGTTCATTCCCTTCTTTATCTAATACTATATTACCTTGCTCATCTATTACTCTATACCAAGAACCTGCTTGTTGTACTATTTTATAAAACATACAAACATTAATCATATCGTATAGTGTATCTACACCCTCTAAATATTTTAGAGTGTAATATCCTAGTCTTCTATTTGGTTTGCATACTTTAGTTTTAATTATCTCCATGCCAACTCTGTTGCCGGCAGGATTTTCAGCTTTACTACTCAACTCTTTATTGTTCTCATCTAATAATGTATCTTTTCTAAATCTGATTCTTAAACTACAAGCATGTTTCCATCCTTTTCCTCCAGGTGTACTTATAGTACTGAACATACTACCTAAGTCTTCACGTATTTGATTAATTCCTATGAACGCACATTGATTTACTGTTAGATGAGGTAAAATTTTACTACAAAATACAGTCAGTGGTTGAGATACACCACCATACGCTTTCTTTTCCATACTCTCATCAAATATTTGTTGAGGAACTAGACATGGTATACTATCTAATACACATAAACCTACATTACCAGTTGATATTAATTCAATTATTATTTGTAGTACCTGTTCAGCAGTCTGTTCTTGTGGTCTTACTAATATCATCTTCTCTGTATCTACTCCAAGTAACTTAGCCCATTCAGTATCCAATGTTTGTTCTGTATCTATATATAGTACTAATTTTTCTCCTTTTTCTTGTACTTTATCTAGTTCTGCACTCAGTTTATTAATATCCTTTTGCGCTTGTTTTGTATTAGTCTGTTGTAATAGTTCTATCTGTTGTATCAATTCACCAACTTTTTTACTATACACCTCGGCGAATTTCTTTTGTGCATTACCACAAATATCAAGAGCAGATGTTGTCTTTCCTCCACCTTCACCTCCAAAGAACTCAGTTATTTTTCCAATTGGTATTCCTCCATATGTCATATAGTTTGCCATTGGTGAACTAAAGGGTATTTTATCTACCTCTATTATGTCAGTTCCTTGTTGTATTATATCTGCCCCAAATTTTTTATTTAATGCAGCCATCTTTAAATCAATCTCTCTCATATTAATACATCTCCTTATTAGTTTCTTGGTATTCTTTGTATAGTTCTCTTACTTTGTCTCTAGATTTAGGGTCATGTTCCACGTGTAACACTTTACTATTTTTACAACCATCTTTTATAAAATCATATATAAAATCATCTCTGAATCCTATCTCCTCAGCATCTTTTACATCACCTGCATATATCACTTTATCCAAGTTAGCCCATATTATTGCAGCCATACACATTGGACAAGGATATCCAGTGGCATATAAAGTATATCCAGTTAAATCGAATGTATTTAATATCTTACATGCAGTTCTTATAACACATATCTCAGCATGAGCAGTTGGGTCATTATCACCTAATACGTGATTACTATCTACACAAATTATTTCTCCAGTTTTACTATTCACTATAGCAGCTCCAAAGGGACCACCTACTCCTTTACTCATAGTCATTTTAGCTTGTTTAATTCCTAAATCCATTGGTTTACTCATACTTATCACTCCTTACAGTTTATTCATCTTACATATATAGTATAGAAAAAGTGGGTGATTTACTAACCACCCACTTTGTTTTATTTACCAGTTGTTCCATAGCCTCCCCTGTCTTCATTGCCTAAAATCTCAACTTCATCCATGTCTACTGGTACACTTTTTTTCACACTTATCTGAACTAATCTATCACCTTTTTTAAATGCTCCATATCTAGTACTATAAAACATTGCTAACCATTCATCATTATCTCCACAATACGTATCATCTACTAATCCCATGCTATTAGTAAGTAGTAGACCAGTATGTTTAAAGGTACTACTACGAGGTAATATATATCCCTCGTAGCCTTTTCCCATGTCCATAGCAAATCCTAAATTGACTACTATTATATCTCCAGGTGAGAACCTTATTATATTACCAGTAGGCTCTACACCATTTACACTCGCAGTACGTACATAACAGTCATACCAATTACCATTTTTACTTTGTGGAGCTTTACCTCCTTCAAATATTCTTACTTTTACTTTTTTATTTGCCATTAATAATCCCTCCCATTGGCCATCATATTATTTCTTGTTACATTGAACTCATTTAATCTTAAGTTCATTAATTTCTTCAAGCTACTGTGTAACATATCAGCTATATCTAATTTCTTCTCACATTGTTTATATACTCTTATATAGATGTCTTCAATAAATTGTTCTTCTTCCACCATTAGTTGAGCATCACTTGTTTTAGCTGCCACTGTACTCTCATCACTGTGCATATAAGCAGTGTTAAAACGTGTTTTCTTTTGAGTCTTAGCTGCATCAACTCTAACTCCTAGTACCTGCATTTTGTCTATTAGCTCATACATTAATACTGGTAATAGTGCTATATATTTCTCCAAGTCATCATTACTCAGTGTAGAGGTATTTTGTAGTAGTTCTTTAACTTCATATATACAATCATCCAATGTACTTGTATATTTTTCACTAATAGTTAATGCAGTATTAACTACATCACCGCATTGTTTATTGAACTCTTTTATAATATCCAATTTACTCATTATCAGCACACTCCTTCAATTGAGCCATTAAGAATATTCTACTGTTAAAAGTTTCCTTGTCCAGTTTAAAATTTATCCTTTGGTATTCCACCGGTAGTCTACAAACACTAACTATTACTGCACAATCATCTACAGTTAAACTTTGTTTATTGTTTTCCATTGTTCTTTTTATAGTACTCCATGGTATCATATATACTTGTTTATGTTCTCTGAATTCTACTACTACCATTGGATTACAGCCTTTTATATGACTGTAAAAATCCAATTGTTCCTTTTGATTGTCTGTTATATTACTAAAATCAAATCTACTACCTTTTACACTTTTTAACTCAAACAAATATTGGAATGGATATCTATAGTAAATAAAGTCACAAGGATTCTTTACTCCTGCATATCCATTAGTAGTATCATATAATCTTACTAATTCTTTACCAACTCCCTTCTTAAAGTTATTCTCGAATTTCTTACCATAGTTCATAAGCATCCTCCTTAGCACAGATAGTTTTATACCTACAGTACGTGCATTTTGGCTCTTTTGGAGGTACTACATTCAATCTCACACAGTCATCTACATACTGTATAGTATCTTCTATATTATCAATCATTTCTTGTGGTACTTCGAATAAATAACCTTTTTTACTACAATTATCTCTATTCTCATAGATGAATATTACTTTCGGTACTCCTATACACATAGAATAACAAGCTGCTTGTAATTTGTGACCTTGATGTGGTTCATCGTGTGAGTTATATTTATGTGTACTCTCAGTTTTAATCTCTATTATATAGTACTCTCCTTTATATAAGACTAAACCATCACACATAAATCTCATATTATATTTCTTACTTAATAACTTTGTCTCATTTCCTTCTTGAGATACCACTTCAGGGTCAGTAATTCCTTGTGAGTGTAAATACTTAGCTACATTAATCCATTTACAATTATTAGTGTATTTTGCCATTTGTTGTATATAATCTTGTATTGTCTCATGTCTATCAGTTCCACTCTCACAGATACCGATTAAATTTAATCCACTACTTTGTTCATCTGGTTGAGCACCTATCATCTGATAATATAGACCTCTCTTACAACCTGCTATCCCACTAGGTTTATAAGACCTAGTTGGGATATAATCACTCTCATTCTCCTTCTCTATTGTATATATTAAGTCATTTACAAACTGTTGTGCTACTTCATTACTCTTTTCAGCTCTGACCATTTTGGCTATTTTATTCAACTTCATATGGAACCTCCTATTCTTCATCGGCAGTTGCCAACAACATTATACTATCTTTAGTTTGTAGTTTAAGTGTTTCCTCTGTACCAAATTCTATAGTTACATTAGGTTCATCTACTGCAGTAAATAAGTCCTTCATATAAGCGCTATTTACACTGATAATAAATGGCTCCGATAAATCTATCGGCTTAGTATACTCAATCACTTCTAGGGACTTACTAGAAGTTGATACGACCATATTAGTTTCACTAAATACTAAATCTATAATACCTTTATCGTATATACCTATAAATAAATCTAATCTATCTAATGCTTGTAAAACTTGCTTAACGTCTACTTCACAAGTATGTGGATAATTACTATTCAATAATGGTAATACATCGGGATACTCATCTGCTCCCTCTTGTAAAGCTCCAGTAATAGTTACATTTTGTCCTACTGCTCTCAATGTCGTACAATCTTTATCTACCATAAATTTTATGTTCTCAACATCTATTGATTGTAATAAGTTTGCTAAAGTTGGAGGTATTAATAATTCTATTTCTTCTAAATCTTTACCGTTTAACTCAGTACTATATACTTTTATTGCATCAGCAGTAACTATCTCACTATCTCTTACTAAGTAACTAAATAATACACCATCTGTTGGTACATTACTCTTAGCTTTAGCGCCACTAGTTATTGCATTACTTAAAGTTGTATAAGTTACAGTAAATTCTTTATCAGCATCTATGTCTAAAGTTGGGTAAACTTCATCATTAACTATTTCAACTTTGTAATTACCATTACCTTTTACTTCTAAGTAGTTATCTGTCAATTTAAGTGCCACTGTATCTTTAGTAGTTTTATTAATTAATTTACTAAATTGGTCAGCTTTTACTATAACTGACATGTTCTCATCACATTCTGTTGGGTGATTAATTGTTATGAAGTTTATGCCGTCTGTTGCTCTCAATGATAACCCTTCTACACTAAAATCTAACTCGTAGTAATTAGTTATTTCTAATATTTTACTTGGTTTACATCCACCTACAGCTTTCAACATATCTTTTAATATACTTGTATTTACTTTCATAATTTTCCCTCCTAAAATAATCTTTTTTGGTATCTGTTATTACCTTTATATTTATAGTTATCTGCCCAATCTTTAAAGTAATTTATATTGTATAATTGTCTGCTCTCTTGGCTTTCCATACATTCTTCTATTGATGTTCCATATAAAATACACTGCTCATCTATTTGTTTCTGTACTAACTGTGGTAATTTATTATAATGGCTGGTTTTGTGTTGTACTTTTGAAGATACACATATCCTACCATATTTAGTACATAACTCCCCATTTATTGCCGCCATTAACCACGTTGTACTGTCTGCACTCTCAAAGGGATAATTTTCTAATATGTCTAAGTTAGTCATCCCAAACGCATGAACTTTTACTTTTGGATTCTTACTTTGTTGTATAATCTTAAAACATTGCTTATACCAGTCTTCTTTTACTGAGCTGGCCAATCCAACAGTTCCACCAAGTCCTATATATGGAATATGTTTCCCATGAAACGTTGCCTCTAACATATTTTGTAGATGTCTAAAGTCTTCTCCAATATGAAATACTGGTAATAGTTTATCTTTGTCTCTTACTTGCTCTCTCATATATAAATAATTGTGCCAAGACTTCTCAGGTGATTCACGTTGCTCTAATAATGTAGGTTTTCTTTTTAACTCACCTGGAATGTCATCTACACTTGCAAACAAAGTAAATTTGTCTGTATTATCATTTATAAACTTTATATAATCTTCTACGTCTATATGTTTATTTTTACTCCAAGCACTGTATGCTCCCGAGTCTATAAATAACTTATTATTGGACATTACTTCTAAAAACTTCATTATAGCTTTTCTGTCATTTATTTGTGAAAATAGTACATCACATTCTCTTTTTATTATTATGTCATTCTGAGTATTTACTTTACTGCCTGCTAAATATAAGTTAAAACTCACTCAGCTCACCTCCTAAAATAATCTCTTTTGAAACCTATTGTTACCTTTGTATTTATACTTATCTGCCCAGTTTTGTATATAATGAATATTAACAACAGTTCTCAAGTTAGTATTTTCTACACATTCTTCTAATGTCAAATTACATTCAGCTATTTGTGCTTCCACTTGTTTCTGTACATCTTTTGGTAATTTTAATATGTGGTTAGGTCTGTGTTGAGCAGAATTAGATAATCCTACAACACCATATTTTGTAAGAATATTTCCATTAATTGCCAACATCATCCAGGTAGTACTATCAGCACTTGTAAATGGATAATTCTCTAATATATCCAAACTAGTCATTCCAAAAGCATGTGTTTTTATATTTGGGTTATTACTCTCTTTTATTACTTTAAAACATTGTTTATACCAATTACTCTTTACTGAACTTGGTCTAACTCCAACTGTTCCTCCTAATCCTATATATGGTATATGTTTTCCATCTAATATTGTATTACACATATTACTCAGATGTTTAAAATCTTCTCCCATATGAAATACTGGCAATAGTTTGTCAGGTTCTTTTACTCGCTCTCTCATATACATATAATTTTCCCATGATAATAATGGAGATTGTTGTTTCTCTTTTAGTGTTGGTGTTCTTGTTAATTCTCCTGGTATATTATCTACACTGGCAAACAATGTTAACTCATTGGTATTCTCATTTAAATAATTTATATACTCATCTGTATCAATACTCTTACCTCTTGACCAAGCACTGTATGCTCCACTATCTACAAATACTTTTGTACCTGGTTTTTCTTTAGCTTGTTGTAACCATAATTTTCCTCTACTCCTATCACGTAGTTGAGAATATAATCTACAACTTCCTCTTGCTATCATGGCTTCATCAGCTTCAATATCTCTTACTCCTGCAAAGTATAAATCAAAACTCAT